AAAGAAATACAGCAAGCGATTCTAGATAATAATGTTACCAAATGGGCGTTTAATGCGCAGTTTGAGCGTATTTGCTTATCGAAGTACTTTGGTATACACCTTGCACCTGATTCTTGGCGTTGCACAATGGTTTGGTCTGCGTACCTTGGGCTTCCTTTATCTTTGGAAGGAGCAGCAATCGTAACAGGAGCAGACAAGAAAAAGCTAACAGAAGGTAAAGAGCTCATTCGATATTTTTCAGTTCCATGTAAACCAACAGTAACTAATGGTGGTCGTACACGAAATCTACCTGAACATGCTCCAGAGAAGTGGAATAGCTTCAAAGCATATAATCTTCGAGACGTTGAAGTTGAACTTTCTATACAGGAAAAGCTTCAAAAATTTCCTATGCCTGAAGAGGAATGGAATAACTATATTCTAGATCAGCAAATCAATGATCGAGGTATTCAGTTGGATTTGGAATTGGTAAAAAAAGCGATTCAATGTGATGAAAAAGTAAGAGAAGAGCTAACAAGCAGACTAAAAGAACTAACTGATCTTGATAATCCTAATTCAGTTGTTCAAATGAAGTCCTGGCTATCGGAAAAGGGTCTGGAAACAGACAGTCTTGATAAGGCATCAGTTAAGGCACTATTAAAGGAAGCTCCAGAACATCTGAGTGAAGTACTGGAACTGAGACAGTTACTAGCCAAATCCAGTGTAAAGAAATACACCGCAATGGAAAATGCCGTATGCACTGACGGAAGAGCTCGGGGACTACTTCAATTCTATGGAGCCAACCGAACCGGTAGATTCGCTGGAAGGTTAATTCAAGTTCAAAATCTACCTCAAAACCATTTGCCGGATCTGAAACAGGCACGTTGCTTGGTTAGAGGTGGTCATTATGAAGCCTTGGGATTATTATATGACTCCATTCCAGGGGTTTTATCAGAATTAATCAGAACTGCTTTTGTTCCAAAGAAAGGATATAAGTTTATAGTTGCTGACTTTAGTGCAATAGAAGCTAGAGTAATTGCTTGGCTTGCAGGTGAGACATGGAGAAATGAAGTGTTTGCTACTCATGGCAAGATTTATGAGGCATCGGCTTCTCAAATGTTTAGAGTTCCTATAGAAGAAATCACAAAGGGAAGTCCCCTAAGACAGAAAGGAAAAATTGCTGAGCTGGCCTTAGGATACGGTGGATCTGTGGGTGCATTAAAAGCAATGGGAGCACTTGACATGGGTCTTACCGAAGAAGAATTAAAACCCTTGGTCTATGCTTGGCGAAATTCAAATCCTAATATTGTTAGACTTTGGTGGGATGTTGATCGTGCTGTCAAAGAAGCTGCAACAGAAAGGTGCAGGACCGAAACCCGCCGTATTAGTTTTGAGTACCGTAGCGGGATGCTTCTAATATGGCTTCCTTCTGGTAGACAGCTTACTTATGTCAAACCAAGAATAGGTATTAACAGTTTCGGTAGTGAATCGGTAACTTATGAAGGTATTGGTGGCACAAAGAAGTGGGAGCGTATTGAAAGCTATGGTCCTAAGTTTGTAGAAAATATCGTCCAAGCTCTTTCAAGAGATATTCTTTGCTATTCCATGATAAAGCTTGATGAGAAAGATTTTGATATTGTAATGCATGTCCACGATGAGGTAGTTTTAGAGGTTCCAATAGAAGTATCTGTTCAAGATATTTGTGCACTTATGGGACAGACTCCTCCATGGGCTCAGGGACTTTTGCTTCGCGCCGATGGGTTTGATTGTAATTTTTATAAAAAAGATTAATTTGAGGGGGTTCGAAGCCTCCTCTTTTTTTGCATATAGCTGAGGGCAGGTTTTATTGCTCTACTACTATATGTGTTGGAGGTTCGATATGAACAAATTAACTATTTTCAACTACGATGGTAACACAGTAAGAACAGTAATGAAGGATGGAAGTCCTTGGTGGGTTCTAAGAGATGTGTGCTCAGTATTAGAGATTGGAAACAGTCGTGATGTTATGGCTCGCTTGGACAGTGATGAAAAGGGAGTCGATATTATCGACACCCCTGGAGGAAAACAGGAAGTATCAATTATCAATGAAAGTGGTCTTTATAGCGTGATATTGGTTTCACGTAAACCAGAAGCTAAAAAGTTTAAACGCTGGGTAACCCATGAGGTGCTTCCTTCAATTAGAAGACATGGACTTTATGCTACAGATGAGTTGCTTGCTAATCCAGACTTTTTAATTAAAGCACTACAAGAACTTAAAGCGGAAAGAGCTAAAAATGTTGAGTTAACTACTACCATTAGCATTCAAGAACAGCAAATTGCAGAAATGAAACCTAAAGCAAGTTATTACGATGTGGTACTCAACTGTAAGGATGCGGTGTCTATTACAACAATAGCCAAGGACTATGGAAAATCAGGGCGCTGGTTTAATGAGTATCTGCATAATTTAGGTGTTCAATTCCGTCAAGGAAAAATCTGGCTTCTATATCAAAAGTATGCTCAACATGGATATACGACGACAAAAACCCATACTTATCTTGGAAATGATGGGACGATGCATTCAAAGGTTCATACTTACTGGACTCAGAAAGGACGCTTGTTCATTTATGAGCTTCTTAAGGATCATGGCATTTTACCATTGATTGAACAAGAGTCCGAATTCGAGGAGATGTAACTTATGGATAGATATAACGCTGAAGGCTATCCAGATCCAACTGCAGCAGAAGCCTTGGAAAATATCATGCGTGAAGAAAAGGCAAAAAACTATAAACCTTGCGTTTTTATTTGTTCTCCTTTTGCTGGAGACATAGAAAAAAATCTGAATAAAGCTAGAGAATACCTGAAGTTTGCAGTGAAGCAAGGAACCATTCCTTTTGCTCCTCATCTGCTATACCCTCAAGTGCTAGATGATGGCGATCCTGAACAAAGAAAACTAGGACTATACTTTGGCATGGTATGGCTTAGAAAGTGTGATGAGCTGTGGGTATTTGGTCGCTATATCTCAAAAGGGATGCAAGCAGAGATAAATAAAGCATCGAAGCATCGTATACCTATCCGGTATTTTTCTGAAAACTGCAAGGAGGTGCAGAAGCTATGAAGATAGCGGTTGGTAACAGCCGAATGGATAAAAAGTGGAAGAACAATGATATCACATGGGAGGACTTTATCTCACGAGTTAAATCTACCATACGAACAACAGAAACGGTATCTGAATTTCGGAAAATGAGTCGCGCTCAACAGGACTCAATAAAAGATGTAGGAGGATTTGTGGGAGGAGCCCTTCGTGAAGGAAAACGCAGAAATGGTTATGTCCTCTCCCGTTCCCTTCTGACTTTAGATATGGATTATGCCAAACCAGAGGTTTGGGAGCAAATTGAAGCGTTACATGATTTCAAATGCTGCATCTATTCTACCCATAAACATACACCAGATGCACCAAGATTAAGACTTATTATTCCACTTAAAAGAGAAGTAACAGAGGATGAATACCCAGCCCTTGGTCGGATGGTTGCAAAGGAGATTGGGATTGATTTATTCGATGACACCACTTATGAACCTTCAAGACTAATGTATTGGCCTTCTACACCGTCAGATGGAGAGTTTGTATTTAAAGAGAAAGATGGAGAACTGTTAGACCCAGATGACTATCTTTCAAAATATGAAGACTGGCGGGATACTTCAATGTGGCCAGTTTCAAGTCGTCAATCTGAGGTGGTGCAAAGAAAAATAACTAAACAAGCAGATCCCTTAAGTAAAGAAGGAGTTATAGGGGCATTTTGCAGGGCCTATACCATTGAAGAGGCAATAGAAGCTTTTCTAACAGATGTATATGAGCCTAGTACTATGAATGGCCGATTTGATTATATTCCAGCTGATTCTTCAGCAGGCTTGGTAATCTATGACGGAAAATTTGCTTATAGCCACCATGCTACTGACCCGGCTTGTGGAATGCTTTTAAACGCCTTTGATTTAGTCCGAGTGCATAAGCTTCGAGACTTAGATGAAAAGGTAGCAGAAAATACTCCTCCTAGCAAACTTCCTTCATTTAAAGCCATGACAGATTTGGCTTTGGAGGATGAACGGGTGAAAGAGCAGTTTGTAGAGGAAAGAAAGGCTCAAGCTGAAAGAGAGTTTGTCGATGAAGATTGGGAAAAGCAGTTGGAGATTGATAAGACAGGAACAGTTAAGAATACCCTAAGGAACTTGATTTTGATACTTGAAAATGATCCTAATCTGAAAAGCATTGTGTTTAATCAGCTTTCAGACAGCCTTGAAATAAAAGGAGATGTTCCTTGGCCACATCCATCAAAGTTCTGGAGAGATGCAGATGATGCCCAGTTAATAAGCTACATTGACACCCACTACGGAACCTTCTCTGCAAGAAATTATGATGTAGCGGTAGCAAAAGTAGCTGACGATAGGTCTTATCATCCGATTCGTGAGTTTATTGAAGCACTCCCTGAATGGGATAAGGTACCGAGAGTAGATACCTTACTTATTGATTATCTAGGCGCAATAGACAACCCTTATGTTCGGGCAGTAACAAGAAAAACTTTATGTGCGGCTATTTCTCGTGTCCTGACTCCTGGCATCAAGTTTGATTCTATGTTGGTTCTAAATGGACCACAGGGTGTCGGAAAAAGTACCCTTATAGCTAAGCTGGGTGGGGATTGGTTTTCTGATAGCTTGAACTTATCGGATACCAAGGATAAGACCGCTGCAGAAAAGTTACAGGGTTATTGGATTTTAGAAATTGGAGAGCTAGCTGGACTGAAAAAAGCTGAAGTGGAAACCCTAAGGAGTTTTCTATCTCGCCAGAATGATATTTATAGAGCTAGTTTTGGCAGAAGGGCTACTCCCCACTTAAGGCAATGTATATTTTTTGGTACAACTAATGCTGAAAAAGGCTATTTACGTGACACTACAGGAAACCGTCGTTTCTGGCCGGTAAAGACTCCGGGGAATGGAACCAAAAAGTCATGGCAGCTAAAGCAGGATGAAATTCTTCAGATATGGGCTGAAGCTCTTACCTTCGTTAAGGCTGGAGAGAAATTGTACCTTGATGCCAGTCTTGAGAAACTTGCAAAAGAAGAACAGCGAGAAGCTATGGAATCAGATGAGCGTGAGGGTTTGGTACGGGAGTATCTTGATCTGCTTTTACCTGAAGATTGGGACACCATGGATTTATATGAACGACGAGCCTATATCAATGGAAGTGAGTTTGGTGAAAGCAATAGGGTTGGTGTTCGGAAACGAAAATCTGTTTCTAATATGGAAATTTGGTGTGAATGCTTTGGAAAGGATCGAGCCAACCTTCGAAGAGTAGATGGTAATGAAATATCAGCTATTATGGCGAGTATTGGAGGCTGGACAGGTCTCGTTAAAAAAGAACGTATCCCGCTTTATGGACCACAGTGGGTTTATGTTCCAAAAGAGTAATTCAGTTTGGAACACATGGAACAATTTTTTCTTTGGAACAGATTTCAGCTGTTCCGGTGGAACAAAAACGGTCTTTTGGTTCATCTTATCGGAACAGGCGGCAGCCCCTAGTAAGGTAGGCTACTTTATAACCCCTGTTCCATTGTTCCAATAATTATTATTAAAAATAATCCTAAAGACAAAAAGAAGAAATTACCTGCAGACGCGTATATACGCGCGTATAGAGACTTTTTGGATTTAGGGAACATGGAGGATATATGAGAGAAAAAAAGATTGAACAGCAACTGGTAAAAGAAGTGAAAGATATAGGTGGTATTGCACTTAAAATTGCATCACCAGGTTTTGATGGAATGCCAGACAGATTGATTCTTTTACCTAATAGAAGGCTAGCTTTTGTAGAGGTTAAAGCACCTGGTAAAACCTTAAGACCCCTACAAGAAAAGCGAAAAAGACAGTTAGAGGCACTTGGTTTTTTGGTATTCTGCCTGGATAACATAGAACAGATTGGAGGGATACTTCTTGAAATACAAGCCTCATGAGTATCAGGTTTATGCCACTGAGTATATCCTCAATCATCCTATAGCAGCAGTGCTCTTAGATATGGGTTTAGGTAAAAGTGTCATAACTTTAACTGCCATCTTTGATTTAACACTGGATAGCTTTCTTGTTCGTAAGGTTCTGGTTATTGCACCGCTAAGAGTTGCCAGAGATACATGGCCTGCAGAGATTGAAAAGTGGGATCACTTAAAGGGTCTTAAATATACTTTAGCAGTTGGCTCTGAAGTAAAGAGAAAAACTGCTCTTATGGAAAGAGCACAAGTTTACATCATCAATCGAGAAAATGTAGAATGGCTCATTTCGAGAAGTGGAATTCCCTTTGACTTTGATATGGTGGTAATTGATGAGTTATCTTCTTTTAAATCTCATCAAGCTAAGAGATTTAAAAGCTTAATGAAAGTTAGACCCAAGGTAAAAAGGATAGTAGGACTTACTGGAACCCCATCCTCCAACGGATTAATGGATTTGTGGGCACAGTATCGCTTATTAGATATGGGACAACGACTAGGCAGATTTATTGGTAGGTATCGGGAGGATTACTTTGTACCAGATAAGCGTAATCAACAAGTGATCTTCTCCTATAAACCAAAATCCGGAGCAGAAGAAGAAATTTATAAGCTTATATCTGATATAACTATTAGCATGAAAGGGACAGATTACCTGAAGTTGCCGGACTTAGTTATAAACGAAGTGCCTGTAAAGCTTTCTGAAAAAGAAATGAAAACCCTCGATACGATGAAGCGGGATTTAATTACAACGGTTAAAGGTGAGGAAATAACTGCAGCAAATGCAGCAGCTCTTTCAGGGAAGCTCCTGCAGATGGCAAATGGAGCAGTTTATGATGATCATGGCACAGTCCTTTATATACATGACCGAAAACTGGATGCATTGGAAGATTTAATCGAAGCTGCTAATGGCAAGCCTGTTCTAATAGCTTATTGGTTTAAGCATGACTTATCTCGAATACAAAAGCGCTTTGATGTAGAGGTATTATCTACCAGCGATTCAATCAAAAGATGGAATGATGGGGAAATCCCCTTTGCAGTTATTCATCCAGCATCAGCAGGGCATGGTCTGAACTTACAAGCTGGAGGGTCAACTCTTGTATGGTTTGGTCTAACATGGAGCTTAGAGCTTTACCAGCAAACAAACGCACGTCTTTGGAGGCAAGGACAAAAAGAAACGGTAGTGATTCACCACTTGATTGCCAAAGGCACCATTGATGAACGTGTAATGAAAGCCCTAAATGATAAAAACAATACCCAATCCGCACTGATAGATGCGGTTAAAGCTACACTAAAGGAGGTCTGATAAAATGAATATTGTCTGGCAATATTTAGATAAAAGAGCAGCGGCAATTAACGCTCTAAAAGACTATAGTAGCATGAAATACATCATAGAACATACCGATGAGGATATCGCAATCCTCAACGAAGAAATGAGTTACCCGGCATCTTCAGTTATAAATGGCATGCCATCAACCCATGATCCAAAATCTGGAGAGAAAAGGCTCATTGCCTGCATCAATGAAATTGATGTATTAAAAGAACGTTATCGTCAAGCACTGGAATACATGGATTGGTTTCAACCCGCATGGGATGCTTTAACAGAAGACGAGCAGTATGTGTTAAAGGAGTTTTATTTGGATGATGAACAAAAGCAGATTGATGCTGTGTATAACATCTGTGATCATTTCAATATAGAACGTTCTTCAGCATACAACAAAAAGAATCGAGCGCTTCAACATTTAGCACTACTACTCTATGGAAAGTAATGAGTAATATCTTGGACGATTTTATTAGAAATCCATAATACAATGGTATTGTGAAAGATTGTAGAGAGCCTTCGTGGAAATACCACGAGGGCTTTTTGTATGTCCAAAGGAGGTGCGAAATGCCAAAGAAACCAAAAAGACCATGTTCTTATCCTGGTTGTCCGGAACTGACAGATGGACGCTTTTGTCCGGAGCATACAAAAAAAGAAGCTTCTCGTTATGAAAAATATCAGAGAGATCCTGAAACGAGGAAGCGTTACGGTCGTGCATGGAAAAGAATACGTGACCGTTACATTACAGCCCATCCACTATGTGAAGAGTGTAAAAGACAAGGAAAGCTGACACCAGCAACTGAAGTGCACCATATCCTTCCCTTGGCACGAGGTGGGACACACGATGAAAGCAACCTAATGGCTCTTTGTACTCCTTGTCACTCAGCTATCACAGCAAGAGATGGAGACCGTTGGCCATCCCGGTAGGGGGGAGTCAAATCTCTACAGCTTTTTAAACGGTCAACGGGCGTGGGGCTTCGTGCAAAAAGTCGCAGTTTCAAACGGGGTAATACCCCCTTAATAAGAAATGAGGTGAGTTAATGGCCAAAGATGGTACAAATCGAGGTGGTGCCCGTATTGGATCTGGTCAGAAAAAGAAAGCACTTATAGATAAAATTGCTGAGGGAAATCCCGGAAAAAGAAAACTGGAAGTTATTGAATTTAAAAATACCGCAGAACTTCAAGGGCAGGAGATGCCACAGCCAAGGGCTATGCTTTCAGCAGTACAAAAGGATGGTAAAACCTTAGTAGCTAGCGAAATTTATGAGCTTACGTGGAAATGGCTTGAGGAGCGAGGGTGTGCACATCTAGTTCTACCACAGCTATTAGAAAGATATGCCATGAGTGCTGCTAGGTGGATACAGTGTGAGGAAGCAATAAGTGAGTTTGGTTTTCTTGCTAAGCATCCAACTACTGGCAACGCTATCCAAAGTCCATACGTTTCCATGAGCCATAATTTTATGAGTCAAACCAACAGACTCTGGATGGAAATATATCAGATTGTTCGTGAAAACTGTGCGACAGAGTATTCCGGTACAAATCCACAGGATGATGTGATGGAACGACTGTTGACTGCCCGTAGAGGTAAATAATAATAAGGAGATGTGAGATGAGTAAGAGATATTTAACAGCAGAAAGTGTATGTGCAGGACATCCTGATAAACTGTGCGATATTATTGCTGATAATATTTTGGATGAATGCCTTAGAAGAGATAAAGCGTCACGCGTAGCGTGTGAGGTTATGGCTACTAAAGGGAAAATTATCGTGGCGGGCGAGATCTCCTGCAGCGAGAAAATTGATATCAGAAGCATTGTTAAGAATGTGCTAAAAGAACTAGGTTATAACCCTTTGAAATTTTTAATTTATGTATATGTACACAATCAGAGTTCTGATATTGCAGCTGGTGTGAATATTGCACTAGAAGCACGAAATGGTATAAACGAACAATATGGTTCCATCGGCGCTGGTGATCAAGGTACTATGTATGGTTATGC